AGGAAGAACTGGTAAGGATCTAAATATTCAAATTAATTTGGATAATATCGATAACGTTATTAAACAATATAAGAAAATTAAAAAATATCAAAAATCATCTCTGTATGCTATCAAAACAATGGACGGCACAGAAGATATTGTGAGTTCATTGATAAAGGAAGCGGAGGAAAATCCACTGTAAAATGGGGAAGCATTATTTACTTAATTTGTATGGATGCTCGTTTGTCCTTTTGGACGACGAGCGTTGTCTTATAGACTTACTGGAAAACGCAGCAGTTGCAAGTGGTGCGACCGTAGTTCAGACTATCTCAAAGAAGTTTGAACCACAGGGAGTTACTGTGATTTGTCTGCTATCCGAAAGTCATATTAGTATTCATACATGGCCCGAGGAAGGTAAGGCAGCAGTGGACGTTTATACTTGCGGAGACTGTAATCCAAAGATTGGATGCGATATTATCATTGAGCAGTTATATGCGCAGAACCATACGTTAAGTTATATTGAACGGTAACAAAAGTTACAAAAGTTTTTGCATAACTATACTAACAGGTCTATAATGACCTTACGTTCATCCGAAAGGACGGAAGTAAGCCGACGCGGAACGGATCGTTCATTCGCTATTCGGAAATAGCGAACGCAAACGCCGACTGAAGGAACGCTCTTTAACCTAAAAAACTAAGGAGAACCCTAATGTCTAAAGTAGTTTATCGCGGTGTTGAGTATGATACTCAAAAGCGTCTTGAGTATCAACAACAAATGATGCAACAACCCCAACAGCAAAACGAAGTCTATCGTGGCGTTAAGTTTGTAAAGGAGGGGCACAAATGAAAAAACTCAACGTACTTCAACTCATTAAAGAGCAGAAGCAAAAAGAAGAGAGGCGTCGTAAAGCATCTCTTGCTACTTTAGTAGCAGCAAAATAATTTAGAGGGAGACTTGACTCTCCCTCTTTTTTTATGTATAATTATCTTCGTATAGGTTGATAACATGGATAGAGAAAAACTTAAGTTAATTGTCAGAAATCTTGAGTCTCTAGTGGATTGTTTAAAGTCAGAAATTGGTTCAGATCCTGACATTAAAGAACCCACTTATGATGAGATTAAAACTTTTTTAACTGATTACGACGAAGTATTTTATGATGAGGAAGATGAATACAATGTACGATGATTTCGAGTTTATGAAACCAGAAGTAAAACTAATCAGTGTTACTCCTGACGCAGAAAAGCACATGGCATATTGTGCTCGCGTAAGTAACCCTGCAAATCAGGAGAATGAAAAGTTCTCTGGACTACTCAAGTATTGTATTCAGCATCAGCACTGGAGCATCTTTGAGCAAGCATCGATGACCGTAGAGATTAATACAACTCGTGGTATCGCGGCTCAAATTCTCCGGCATCGTTCGTTCACATATCAAGAATTTTCTCAGCGTTATGCCGATGCAAGTCTTCTAGGCAAATCAATCCCTCTTCCTGAACTTCGTAGACAGGACGATAAGAATCGTCAGAATAGTATCGACGATATTCCTGACTATTTGAAACTGACCCTGACAGAAGATATCCGTGTTCATTTTGAGAGTGCTCTGCGCCTCTACAACCGTCTTCTAGACAAGGGAGTAGCAAAGGAGTGTGCAAGGTTTGTATTGCCTTTAGCGGTGCCTACAAGACTCTATATGACCGGTTCTGTGCGGTCGTGGATCCATTATATCGATCTTCGCTCTGCACACGGTACGCAGAAGGAACATATGGAGATTGCAGAACTTGTTCGTTGTATCTTTACTTGTCAGTTCCCTGCAGTATCTGAAGCACTTGGATGGACACGTGAAGGTTGCTCTGAGTGTGTTGATGCACCATCTATTACTATTGAATAAATATCCTTACATACAATGGAGGTGTAACATTGGCAACATATCCAGTGATTAATAAACAAACTGGCGAACAAAAAGAAGTTGTTCTCAGTGTTCATGATTGGGAACAATGGAAAAAAGATAATCCAGACTGGGATAGAGATTGGTCAGATCCATCAACTTGTCCAGCATCAGGAGAAGTTGGTGAGATTTATGATCGACTTGTAAAATCTCACCCAGGATGGAATGATGTTCTTCATAAAGCATCAAAAGCACCAGGATCAAAAGTAAAACCAATTTAATTATTCTATGGCAAGAAGAAGAAGGGCAGAGGATCAACCAATTGGCGTTGGAATGACTGCAAAGCAAATGAAACGCAAAAAACCAATTGGTGCCGATTTGATGAGAGAGATTGAACCTCTCACAGATAATCAAAAACTTTTGTATAAATCATATGAAAAAAATCAAAACATCGTTGCGTATGGATGTGCAGGAACAGGTAAAACATTCATCACTCTATACAATGCTCTTCAGGATGTTTTAGATGAAAGAAGCCCTTATGAAAAAATCTATATCGTAAGGTCTCTTGTTGCTACTCGCGAAATTGGTTTCCTCCCAGGAGACCACGAAGACAAGTCATCTCTTTATCAAATTCCTTATAAGAATATGGTAAAGTATATGTTCCAGATGCCTGATGATGCTTCATTTGAAATGCTCTATGGCAATCTCAAAACTCAAGGAACGATTAGTTTTTGGAGCACTTCTTTTATTCGTGGTACAACTCTTGATAATGCGATCATCATCGTGGATGAATTCCAAAACTTGAACTTCCACGAACTTGATAGTATAATTACTCGTGTAGGTGAAAATAGTAAGATTTGTTTCTGTGGAGATGCCACTCAAAGTGATCTTATTAAAACGAATGAAAAGAATGGAATTGTTGATTTTATGAAAGTTCTTCGTGTTATGCCTTCAATTGATATTATTGAATTTGAAGTTGACGATATTGTTCGCTCTGGATTTGTGAAAGAATATATTCTTGCTAAAATGGAAGTCGGTGTATGAGTTTTATTCATCATAATTACTTAGGTGATCTTGAATTAGAAAAGAAAGAAACGAATGGCATCCGTTTGTACCATCTTCCTGATGGGCAATGGGTGCCTTCAATTACTTCTGTGACTTCTTTTTACAATCGACAGATTTTTGTTGAGTGGAGAAAGAGAGTTGGTGCAGAAAAGGCAAATGCGATTACTAAAAAAGCAACTGCAAGGGGAACAGATTTTCACCAAGTCTGTCAGGATTATCTTGAAAATAAAGAACTAAACTGGGATGATTATCAACCCCTGACAAAGTTTATGTTTCATCATGCGAAACCTTATCTTGACAAGATAAATAATATTCATGCAATTGAAAGAACTCTCTACTCTGAATATCTTGGACTTGCTGGAAGAGTTGATTGTATTGCCGAATATGAAGGAGAGTTGGCAGTTATTGACTTCAAAACTTCAGAAAAAATTAAACCAGAAGAGTGGATTGAAAACTACTTTGTTCAAGAAACTTTTTATGCAGCTGCTTATTATGAACTTACCAACATTCCTCCTGTTAAATTAATCACCTTAATGGTAACTCCTGGTGGTGAAGTCAAAGTATTTGACAAAAGAAACAAAGCAGACTATATTAGACTATTAGTTCGCTACATTAAAGAATTTGTACATCACAATATTAGGCCAGATGGAGAATGAATTAGAAAAGGTACTCGAAAGCAAGTTCTTCTGCCCATCACGATTTGCACAGGAGATTGAAAATCTTGTGCAAGTTAATGTTGAAATGAACTATATTGATGCGATCATTTATTTTTGTGAGCAGAATAATATAGATCTAGAATCAGTTCCAAAACTCATCTCAAAACCATTGAAAGAAAAGATTAAGTATGAAGCAATGGAACTAAACTTTCTTAAGAAAACTTCCCGTGCAAAATTAGTCTTTTAATGATGCCCTTTGATTCATATAAATGTTATCTGTCTTTGAAAAATCATTTTACAAAAGATAGTTATGATTACTTCAAGTATTGTGGCAAATCAAGAGCAACTATTCAGTCTTTCTACAAACGGAAAGACCGTATGTGGTTTGAAAAGATTTCAAGACAAAAAACTGATCAAGAAGTTGTAGATTTTTTTGTTGCTAACTTTGTATCTTGTAATGATCCAGAGTCTCTTTGGATTGGTGAAATGATTAAAGAGGGAGAAGCAAGATATCAAAACTGGCAGAAAAAGGTACAATCACTTTCATATGTCTTCAAGGAAGAGAGTCAATCTCTGTTTGAAGAAAATAAATTTGAGGATGTCTTTAAATGTTCAAAAGGACATCCTGTTCTTTTGAAAAAGTATTTGAGTGGTAAAGTATCATTAGAGACTATGGTTCTTTTGGATAAAATCTTTTCATATTCAAATAACTTTGATAAAAAACTTCAAGACCCGGTGTGGCAAACCGTAAGTCGTCGGATTAAAAAATATAATCCATTTCTAAATATTGATGTATTTCGTTTTCGTAAAATTTTGAAAGAAGTAATTCTAGGAGAAAAATGAGTTTCTTTGATTCTGAAGTCGTTCGCGCAGAGATGGCTGAAATTTCTGAACTGCAAGAAGAAATATATGGAAGCATTTTTAAGTTTCCATCAATGACAAAAGAAGATAAGATTCATCATGTCGATCTTCTTGAAAGGCTTTTAAACAAACAACAAATTCTTTATACACGCTTAAGTCTTTCTGATGACCCTGAGGCAAAGGAAATGAAGCAGCGTATTGCTGAGTCTGCTGCGATGATGGGTCTTCCTGCCAATGTTGATATGAATATCATCTTTGGTAATATGACTAAGATGCTTGATGCAATGAAAACCCAGATTGACAAGACGGGTTCCGACCTGTAGAATAACGAAGTACACAAAGGCCAAATCCCAACAAATACGAGGTACAAATGTCTAATTTTGCAAATCTGAAAAAGCAATCTTCGCTTGGTTCACTGACTGAGAAACTGGTGAAGCAAGTAGAAAAGATGAACACCACTTCTGGTGGTGCTGATGAACGTCTCTGGAAACCAGAGATGGATAAAACAGGTGTAGGTTCTGCAGTAATTCGCTTCCTGCCTGCTCCTGATGGTGAAGATGTTCCTTGGGTAAAGATGTATACTCACGCTTTCCAAGGTCCTGGTGGTTGGTATATTGAAAACAGTCTGACTACGATTGGTCAGAAAGATCCCGTGTCTGAATATAATCGCGGTCTCTGGAACAGTGGCAGTGACAAGGATAAGGACACTGTTCGTAAGCAAAAGCGTAAACTGTCTTACTACTCTAATATTTACGTTGTAAAGGATCCTGCAAATCCTGCAAACGAAGGTAAAGTATTTCTCTTTAAGTATGGTAAGAAGATCTTTGATAAGATCCTGAATGCTATGCAACCTGAGTTTGATGATGAAGATCCGATTAATCCTTTTGACTTCTGGCAGGGTGCAAACTTCAAGATCAAGATCGTGAAGAAGGATGGTTACTGGAACTACGATAAGTCTGAGTTTGATCGTGTTGCTCCTCTTCTAGATGATGACGATGCACTCGAAGCGATCTGGAAGAAAGAATATTCTCTCTCTGCAATCACGGCTCCAGATCAGTTCAAGTCATACGAAGACCTTGAGAAGCGTATGAATTATGTTCTTGGTGTTGGTGGAACTAACACTCCTACTCAGTCTCGTGCTGTAGTGGAACAAGAGGATGAATATGAATCTTATAGTGCTCCTGTAAGTCGTGAGACTAAAGTAATGGAAGAACTTGAAGAGTCTTACAATCGTAGTAAGTCTCCTTCACTTCCTAAGATCACTTCAGACGACGAAGATGAAGATGATGCACTCAGTTATTTCCAAAAACTTGCTGAGGACTGATCATTCGTAAAGTCTAATATTATCACCCTTCTTAAGGTTCTCAGTAACGTATTGCTGAGAACCTTTTTTGTATGGCATAATATCATCTAGATCATTAAAGATTACATTGAGATATCTTGGTTTGAGAACGTAAATATTTCTCTTTGCTTCCTCTATATTCAACTCATATTCATAATTGGTGACTGCTCTAACAAAAGAAGTTGAAGGAACTAAAACAGAATAACCAAGACCAGCATCCCAGTATTCATAATAACGTGGATTGGTTGGACTGCTGTTTATTGAATTTTCTATAATTGTATAAATGACTTGTTCTTGACCTGATGTAGATACTGTTGGAAAAATGACATTAGGTATTTCTGGAAGTTCATAAGTAAAATAGTTTTCAGAAATTTCTGTAATTACGTGTTTTCCATTATATTCTATTTCCGAAACTCCTTCGATTGTGACTTGATCTCCCACAGATGCAGGAATAGTATCGGCCATAAAAACACTTACTGTTTTACTTGGAGTGACACCACCATCCTGAGTAGCAGCAATCGTTGCAATTGTTGAGTTGATTGTTTCTATAAAGTTACCACTAGTCTTCCAAGTTGGAGAAATTCTCAAACCACCTTGAAGAACAGTAACTCCTAATGAGTTTTTTATTTCTTCAGTTTCATAATGATGAATTCCACTATAAAGGTTGTCATAAGAACCATAACGATCTAACATTACCTTATCAAAAGTTCTTTGAGTCATCGGCCATTCTGATTGAATATTCAGAATGTTATTTGAAAGAAGAACAATCCAATCTAAAGTTGAATCGTTGTAAAATTTAGCAGCAACATTATCTGGTCTTTCGTCACCTATAATTGAATACTTCTCAAAGAATGCAAGATTACCAAAGATATCTTCACGAAGTTTTCCACGCTTGAATAGATTCTTGACAGGAATATACTCAGAGATATATTTCTCTCCTGGATTTCTGGAAACGTATTCAAAGTTGGGAACTTGTCTGAAGTATGGTTTAGTCATATTAGAAACCTATATCGTGAGGATAATCTTTATAATCAGTATCATAAATTGGAGTTAGTTCTTGGAACTGAAGAGATAATGTGTACGCAACCATAGTTCCATCTTCATAGGTTGCATAAGATCCAAGAGGAGTATAATCAACAGAACAATTTGTTAATGCACACGCTTTTTTATCATTATCTGGACTAATTAAATTCAATCCAGGATGTTTTGGTGTATTTCCTTTACAGTATTGAATTGTAAAAACATAAGGTGCTCTTAAAAATAAACCAGTTTCCTTTCTAACAGCCATATGATACTTAAAATATTTTATAATTTTTTTAATATCATCTGCTTCTTTTTGACCTCTTGCAGACATTTTAAACTGAAATGAGAAAGGTCTTAATTGAGGACCTTGGAAAAGCAATTCAAGGTTTGGATTGAGAATTACATTATCAGTTCTTGCAAGGACATTATTAATACTTGCTGCTTGTCCTGCAAGATATCTTTGAAACCTCCCCTGTTGATTTCTCATTTCTTGATTTACCTCTCTCATAAATCTTTGAAATTCATTTCCTAATTGACTGCCTGGAGTGTTCATAAATGTATTTGATTTTTCGTATAAAGCAGCATCAATTGCATTTACACTATCAGGGCCCCAATCAACAGAGTTTTGATCGCTGATAGGTGCTTGTATTGCTAAAAAAATAGGTCCTGCAACTGGTGTATAACTTCTTTCACCAAAACTGAATTGTAATCCAGATCCACCACCACCTGTTCTTGAACTTATTTCACACGCTGTAAATTTTATTTTATCTTGATCATCCTTCATATCTTTTGGATATTTTACATAACTTCCAGTAGGGACACCTGATACGGATGCTGGATCTGTTACTTTAAGTTCTCCTCCTGTGCCTGTTCCAGTTTGATCTGGTCCTGGTAATTGAGGTGCTGGTGGTGGAGTTCCTCCTTGACCAGGTTGTTGAGGTGAAGTTGTCGCAGTGCTTTGTAATTTTGCTGCTAATTGTTTTGCTAATCCTGGTTCAGTTTTTACTGCAGTGTTAATCACAGAATTTTGAATTGCTTCATTTAAAACTCCGCCGCGAGTAGTTAGTGATTTTATTGCTTCTGGTCCTAAAATGGGATCACCAACTTTTTTTCCTGGTGGTATTCTTCCTGCATCTGCATCTTCTTGAGTATAAGGATTGGGTGGATTACCAACACTAAATGTTTTTCCCCCATCGGATGTAGTTGCTACGCGAACAAATCCTCCTTGGTTGAAACCATCAGAACTTGTAGAAGAACCTGATGTCCAAGGATCACCATTACCTGCTCTTCCACCAGGTTTTGCTGTATAAAATACAATAGTGGTAGGATTTATAACTCTTCCTGAAGAATCTTTTTCGTATGTTGTAACTGTTCTAAAAAATAATGGACCTCCTCCTGGTAATGATGGTCCTGTTTGATCACTATAAAGATATCTTGCACTCATCAGAACTCCTCCTCATTTACAAGAGGATTAGTCATCTCAATTTTTTGTAGAGTATGAGACATTTATAGGAGTTTTTTATTTATTTAGACGGAATTTTGCATAAGGTATTGATAACATTTCATCAAGTTCGTCATACTTTACTACATGAAGTTTTCCTGCAACTTCTTCCCAAGTATATTGTCTACCTTCTCTCCAGTGAAAATTAATTGCTTTAAATCCCCATCTTTCTAATGAAGTGCAGGCAATCAATGGATGTTGATCATATTCAATTTCTGGTGTTTTAGGATTGTAAATGAATGTATAAAACTTTCCTGGTTCGGGATATAATACTTCTTCTTTAAGAGTATCCATAATGATTAACATTAAGTCTTCTGGATCACTAGTTCCAGCATCAGCAATTTTCTTTTTGAGTTCTCTCATTCGTGGAGGAACATTAGCATACTGACCAAAACCTTGTGCCATTATCGTGAGTTAAAAAGTTCTTCTTCTGTGATGACTTTAAATTCTAACATTCTATCCGCACACCATTCTTGTGCTGCTTTCCACTTTGCTTGATTCACTGCATAAGTTCTACATTCGTGCAGATAAGATTTAGTCACTCTTGATTTTTGTTTTGGTGGAACCGTTTGTTTCTTTGGTTTCACTTCAATTACATAAGTTTTAATTTTACCGGATGACTCTTGGACTTTAATTAAGTAGTCTGGAAAATATCGATGTACTCTACCATCCACAGGAGACACATAAGAAATACAAAATTCTTCAGATGCCCAAGAAACAATACTTGGATTATGGTCACAGTAATAACAAAACTTGCGCTCCCAACTACTTCTACAAATTATATTATTTGCATCACCTTTATACTTTTCTGGATAAGATGGTTTATAGATACTTTTAATGCTTTCTGCCATTTCCAGCATACATAATATATTAGTAAAAGTATTTATAGGTGACTAACTATTACGCAAAAATAAAATGGCAGAAACTGGACAAACTCGCACTACAGACGCAAACGGTAATACGGTAGTCACCTCAAGTGAAGGTCTTTCATATACTATTATTAATAATGGACCAGCTCCTGGAGTTCCACTTCAATCAACTACAACAACATCAGGAACTGGAACAAGTCCTGGTAATGGATCTCCATCTTCGAGTGCATCAGGTCAGTCAGGCCCTCCGCCAAAAAATTACAGTGCAGCAATTGATTTAAAATCAAGAATACTTCAACCAGCACTTACATCTCATTATCAAGTTTGGATTAGTGTAGAAAAATTTAGAAATTTTCCAAGTCTATTTGACGGCACTTTATATGATTTTATGAGCAAATTAGATTCAAGACTTCCAGGATCAAGTGAACTTTTGTTAATAAGTTGCTCTGAAGCGTCTTTACCTGGATCATCATTAACCACTCAAGAACTAAATGATGATTACACCGGAATTACGCAAAGACATGCATATAGGAGATTATATGATGATCGTATAGATTTTACTTTTTATGTAAATCAAACATATGATCAGATCAGATTTTTTGAAAGGTGGATACAGTTTATATCTGGCGAACAAATATCAACAAATCAAGAAACTCATTTTGTTAGATTTAAATTTCCTGAGACTTACAAAACAACTATTTTTATTGACAAATTTGAAAGAAATGCACAACCAAGAATAGGAAAAAATATTGAAACTAATGGACCTCATACTGGAGCAAAGTTATCATATGAGTTTATTAATGCGTTTCCAATTTCTATAAATTCAATGCCAATTTCTTATGATAGTTCGCAACTACTTAAGTGTACTGTTTCGTTTAGTTATGATCGATATCTTATGAAGAACACAAGCGTAATTACTTCAACTACTTCTGAGCCATCGGTGCCACTTCCAACACCAGGAATTCCACAAAATCCTCAATTTGTAACTGATGCCACCGGTCAGTTTGGACAGACTGCACTTAGTTTAAATCAAAATCTTCTAGGAACAAGTCCAGGACAAATTAATCCTGGTAGTGGTGGACTTGTTTCATAAGCAGAATAAATAATCATACTGAAGTTTCTATAGGACATTATGCCTTTACCTAAGATTTCTACACCAACTTATGAACTTGAGTTGCCTTCAACTGGACAAAAAATTAAGTACAGACCTTTTCTTGTAAAAGAAGAAAAACTGTTAGTAATTGCATTAGAATCTGAGGATACAAAACAGATTACAAATGCAATTAAGACTGTAATTAAAAACTGTATTGAAACCAAGGGAGTAAAAGTAGAAGCACTTCCTACGTTTGATATTGAGTATCTTTTCTTGAACATTCGTGGAAAGTCTGTTGGGGAGGAAATTGAGGTTAATATCATTTGCCCCGATGATGGCGAAACACAAGTTCCTGTAAAAATTAGCGTAGATGATATTCAAGTTCAGAAGAATCCAGATCATAATAAACAAATTAAACTTGATGATTCTATTATGATGGAAATGAAGTATCCATCATTGGATCAATTTATTAAGAGTAATTTTGATCTTTCCTCAGATAGTACGATGGATCAATCATTTGAATTAATTTCTTCTTGTATTGATAAGATTTACACTGAAGATGAAGTTTGGTCTACCTCAGATGTAACCAAGAAAGAACTTATGGAGTTCTTGGACCAAATGAACTCTACTCAATTTAAAGAAATTGAAAAGTTCTTTGAGACAATGCCTAAACTTTCTCATACTATTAAAGTTACAAATCCAAATACTGAAGTTGAAAATGAGGTCGTATTGGAGGGACTCTCAAGTTTTTTCGCATAGGAATGAGTCATATGGACCTGGAGAGTTACTTCAGGTTAAACTTTTCCTTGATGCAGTATCATAAATATTCATTAACAGAGATTGAAAATATGATGCCCTGGGAGAGGGACATTTATGTGATCTTATTGAAACAGCATCTGGAAGAAGAAGAACTCAAACAACAACAGCAGCAGCGATAAATGAGATCAGTATCCGAAAAAATCGATGAAAGAATTTTAAGGCTACTGGGTCTTGAGGATGTTTTTGACCTTGATTATGATACTTATTTAACTCTTCTTAAGGAAGCAATTGTTACCGGGTCAAAAAAGTTACCTCAAGAAGAACTGGCATTACTTGCTAATGAAAGAAAAAGAGTAAGAGGAAAGAAAGGTAGATTCAGTCCAAAGAAAGAAAAAATAACTGCAGGTAAAGTTGCGACAACAAAGTTTCTAAAACCAGCAAAGAAAACACTAGCACTTCCACCTTCACAGATTAATGCGGAACAAGGAGGTGTTGGTGGATTTGTTGGAATTAAAAAAACTTTAGATTCTATCTTAAGTACTTTAGGATCTAAGTTTAAGTTTGATCAGAAGCAAGCAGACCAAGATAGAAAAGAAAAAGAAACAGAAAAAAGAGGAAAAAGAGAAGCATCATTAGAGGGATTTAAAAAAGGAGTTGCTGGAATTGTAGCAACGACTAAAAAAATGCTTGATCCTTTTCAAGCAATTATTGATCGTATTTGGAAATTTATATTCTTTACTTTACTTGGTAGAGCATTCACTAAGTTTATGGAGTGGATGGGTGATAAGGGAAATCAAGAAAAGTTTAATTCCTTCATAGAATTTTTAACTGATCATTGGCCTGCTCTTGCTGGCCTTTATGTTTTATTTGGAACTAGTTTTGGAAAATTAGTTCGTGGATTATTGAAAGGTGCAACAAGAATGATCGTTGCTCTTGTTGCAAATGCTGGTAAAATAAAGAATTTTATAACAAAACATAAAAAGCTTGCATTTTTGGGTCTTGCTATAGCTCCACTTGCTACCAGAGAACTTGGAAATTTATTAGGAGAGAATAAAGAAACTCCAGAATCAGGTTTAATACCAACGAAGAATCCAGATTTAGATCAAGCAAAACAAGACGCAGACAAAGCTGCAAATACTAAAGTTCCAACATTAAATTTTGGTGGGATGGTTCCTAAGTTTAATGTTGGTGGAATACTTCCGTCATTTGCAATGGGAGGAATGGATTTTTCTGGCGGTGTTCCTATTACTGGAGCAGGTCAGGATGATACTCTAATTGCAGCAAAAACTGGTGAAGCAATTCTGACTGAAAAAGATCAAGCAGATTTAAGTCAGAGATATGTAGATAGAAACACTGGACAACCTTTGAATGTTCCTCAATATCTTGCGGGAAGAAAACCTGGTTCTGTAAACTTAGGAAACTTAAGATTTCCTGGATTTGGTGGTGGATTTTTTAATGGTGGAATGATTCCAAAGTTTAATAATGGTGGAATAGTTGGTGGAGTAATGAACCTCCTCTCCAAACCTAAAGGTCTTAGTGTTAAAGGAGTTCAAGCAGGATTCACTGGTATGGCGAAGGAAGGTTTTGAATCCATTATGGGTGGTGCTGGATTTAGAAATCCAATCAAACCTTCTTTAGTTGGTAAAGGATCTCGTCCGATTTTGGGTCATGGTGCGTATTCCGCACCGACTGCTGCTGGTGCTAGTAGATATGTAAAACCTGGTGGTGGAATTGTTAAAACAATAGTTCCTGGCGGCGCAAGGGGAATTAATTTTATAGAACCACAATCTGTTGTAAGTCCATCTACCTTTGATAAAGGAAAGGCACTAGCAGACAAGTTGCTTTCTGGTAGATATGCTAATAGTTCTCTTGCCAATAGACTTCGCTCTCAATTATTGAGTGGAGCAGCACAGAGGACTGGAATGGGATTGGGAAGAACGCTTTCTCGTGGTGCTGGATTATTAAATGCTCCTGTTATTAGTGATATGTTGTTTCCGGAGGGAACAACTGCGTATGATCAACTTAGTGGTCCAAATGCATACTATAATGCAGCTGGTTACAGAGGTTCTAAACCGATGCAGCGTATGGGGGGTGGATTGATTAAAGAAAACACTGGAATGAATGTTCCTGGCGCAACAGCAGATAGACAACACATTCTTGCCCAACCAGGCGAATACGTTCTTCCAGTTGACACTGTAAATCGCCTTGGAACTTCTTTAATTGATAAATTAGTTGCCATGACTGATAGTAATTCTAATCCATATTTGGGAAGAGGGACTGTAAGAAGACCACAAATTACTCCATACAATTCTTTTGGTTCTAATGGTGGTGGTATGATGACTCTTCCACCAATCACACAATCAGCATCAGGAGGAAGAGCAAGGTCTGCTGGTCTTGGTGGTGGTTCTGAAGTTCCTGAGTTTTCTGCAACTGCTCCTGGTAATGAAAGAGCAATGAATGCAAGTATCTACGGATTGGTAGGATAATCAAATGGCAAAAACAATCAATCCTTCAAAACTACTACCATCAGCAAAATCAACAGCAATTGTAAGGGTTGGAAAACCTAATATTATTGCAAAAACATCTCCACTATCAAAAGGTTTATTAGCAACAAGACAATCAAAGGATGCTACAGATGCAAATAATAAATTAGTTAAAGTAGATAAGTTTCTAAAATCAGATCTTATAGTCTCTCAAAAGAAAGCAGAAGTCAAGAGAAAGGATACTGAAAAAGAAGACTTTGCAGAAGCAGAAAAGAAATTAGAACTTCCAAAATTTAAAGGAATAAAACTTCCAGGAATTTCTTTACCTTCCTTAGGGTTTATGGATAGGGTAAAGAGGTTTATATTCTTTACAGCACTTGGATGGGCATTACCAAAGATACTTGAATTCTTACCTAAACTTGAGGGATTTGCAAATATTATAGGTGGTGTTTATAACTTTGCTGAAGGATTATTTGGTAAGTTATTTGATGGTTTTATGAGTCTCGTGAAGTTTGGTGGAGACTTAAAAGACAAAACACTAGGATTTATTGCAACGGCAAAGGCAGGTGTAGGTGGAAATTATCAAAAAGAGTTTGATAAGTTAGAGAAGCAATTCAACACTTTTGTAAATGCTTCTATTATTGCTGGTGTATTAAGTGCTGATATTGGACTTGCTGCGGAATTTCTAGAGAGAAAATTAGGAAGAAAACTTACTCCACAAGAATTGAAAGAATTTGGTGTGAAACCAGGTTCTGTAGAGGGTAGAGCAATTCAAAGACCTGGAACAAAGGCAGAGAGAGCAGCAGCAAAGCAACAAAAAAGAATACAGGGTGCAGAATTAAGAGCAGCAGCAAAAAAACCAAAACCAAAACCTTCTTTATGGCAAAAATTAACAGGTGGATTAAAATCAAAGTTCGCTGGAGTTGCAGGAAAACTTGCTAAACCATTTTCAAAATTTGCAGGTGCTGCTATTCCTGGTCTTGGTGCTGCTATTGGATTTGCAGATGCCCAAGCAAGATCAAAGTCTGGGGATAAACTTGGAGCATTTCTTGCTGGATTAAGTGCAAGTTTAGATGCTTTTACTGCTGCTGTTGCTGTTGCTGGATTAGCATCTGCAGCAACTGGAGTTGGATTACCTGCTGCTGCTGTGTTAGCAACTGCCGCCACAGCAGCAGGTGCTATTTCTATGAGTATTGATGTTGTTCTTTTAATTCGTGATATTTTAAAAGCATTTGGAGTTCCTGTATTTAATAAAGGTGGAAGAGTTGTTCGTAAGTATCAAGGTGGTGGAAATACAAGAGGAGGAAGACCAGTAGGAGCATCAAAGAGAAGAGGAATTACTCCTGCTACAAGAAAAATAAAACAAACAAAACCACCAAAGTCTCAACCTGGTAGAGATGTTGGTGGCGAAAACAAAATCAAGAGACTATATCCAAATACAGGAAAACGATTTATAACAGAACAAGAGTGGAGAGATTCTGGTTCAACCTTAACTTATAATGAGTATCTTGTTCAAGAAAGGCAGAATGAAGGAAAGAAACCAAATCCATATAAAGCACTTACATCAACCGCAAAAATCTTAAAAGAAATTCCACTTGTTGGTGGAATTATGGGTGCTGCTGTTGATATTGCATTAGGCCAAAAACCAGATGTAAATGTTTATCGTTCTCTCTCTGCTGGAATTGGAAGTCTTGTAGAAAGTCTTGCAAATCAAAAGACAAACCAAAGTGTAACTTCTTTAATGAGAAACATTAAAGGTTTTGCTGAAGGTGGTAAGGTTCCTGCATCAAGAGAACTTAAAGGAGATTATAGATCTCTTAGTTCTGGTGATATGATTGCTAAAGTTCTTGGTCCTACCATTGATCAAAGAGTGAATGAAGCAATTCAAAGTATTCAAAAAGAATTGCAAAAGAGAAAAGAAGGAGCACCTGGACAACCTCCTGGACAACCTCCTGGACCTTCGAGAACTGATGATGGTGCTCCTCCAGGTGATTATGATTCTGGAAAAACCGGATCTTATGCATCTGGCGCTTATATCGGTGAACCTGGTGATACTGATGGACAACAAACTGGACTTGATATGAACTTATCTGGTGGAATAGGAACACCAATATATGCACCTAGAGATTTAATTTATAGATCCAAAGGCACTGATGGTAATCCTTCTGTTGGATTAAATGGAACTCCTGACGTTTTGGGTCCAAGTGGATCTGGTTTTGGGTATTATGGGGCTTATTATTTTAAAGAAGGAAATAAAGAGTATGAAGTTTTAATGGGGCATTTTAGAGATACTCCATATAAAGGTTCTAAAGATGGTCAAGTTATACCAAAGGGAACTCTATTAGGTTATCAAGGTGCTTCTGGAAGAACCATAGGTGCTGGAGGTAAACCATATCCACATATTTCACTTCATTTAAATGGAATTGGTTTTAGTGCATCTAATCAAAAGTTAGTAGAATTTGCTGATAGTCTGGTAAAGTCTGGAGGAACTAAAGCAAAGGATCCACCTTCTACTGCAAAAGGAACATCAATTGCATCTTGGTATGGTCCAGATTTTTATGGAAATCAAACTGCAGATAATACTGGAAAATATATTCTAAAAAGAGATAGTCTTTGGGTAGCACATAAAACACTACCATTTGGAACCAGAGTTAAATTTACATATAATGGAAAAACGATAACTTTACCTGTTAGAGATAGAGGACCATTTGAGCCTGGAAGAGACTGGGATTTAACCGAAGCAGCTGCGGAACAAATTGGACTAAAAACCGGATCCAGAAGTGGAACAGGATCTGTTCAATATGAAATTTTAGGAAAACAAGGTGGTGGTCTTATATCACCAAGAAAACCAAATCGTCCAATTCCAAATTCCTTTGCGTCTTATGAAACTTATGGAAGTGGTATGATGATTGCAATTCAACCAATTATTGTTGAAAAACAAGTTCCAGTTTCAGGTGGCGGAAACAAGATGATTGCATTCCCGGTTCCAGTTGCTGTAAATAGTAATATTGATAACGCTTTCATTGGAGGATAAAAATGCCCGCGAATATTGCAGCACAAGGCGGTCAGGCACAAGTTAATTTATTTGAGATTGAATCAAACTATGATAAACCTAAGTTAGACTTAGCAGGTGGTATTATTGAATTAAATTATTATGAAAGTATTCTCGATAATACAGTAAGAGCAACTGCAACTCTTGCTGACACCGGTTATAGAAAAGAACAAGGTTCCGCAGTTACTGAAGAGAAAGGAATTAAACTTACAACTGGTGAAAAAGTTAGTCTAAAAATTACTGATGGATATAATACGACTTTATCTTTTCTTGGGAACAAACATTTAGTAGTACAAGTACCGAGGCAAACTGCAGGAACAACTAATAAAATTACTTTTGACTTGGATCTTATCACTTCAGAGGCAGTAAATAATGATTTGGTTCCATTTAGAGTCACTAAAAGATATGATGGAAAAATTTCTGATACTGTGGAAAAAATATTAAAAGAAGTATTAAAGACTACTAAAGAACTTGATATTGATACAACTTTAAATTCTTTAAGTGTTTTGCCAATAACTAAAAAACCTCTTGGTCTACCATTTGGACAATGCACTTGGTTGGGTCCAAGATCAGTTCCCGATGTTCAAGATGCAAAAGGGAAACTTGCTGGGTTTCTTTTCTTTGAAACTTATGAGGGTTATAAGTTTAAATCTATTGATAAACTATTTGAACAGAAACCGAAGAGAAAGTTAATCTTTAATAATTTAATTGGAGAAGTTCCTCCTACATATGATGCAAAAATATTACAATATTCTTTTACAAGTTCTTTAGATCTTAAAAATATTTTACAGACAGGATCTCATTTGAAGTCAGAATTAAGAGCAATGAATCCTTATGAGAGTTCTTATCGCAAAAATGAGGCAGACTCTAAGGATCAATTTAATGAAACTAATAATGCTGGAAAAGAGCAGCCTGTAATTGGAAAATTTTTAAATATTCAAGAACAATCATCAAGAATATCTTTTAAACTTGATGATATGGGCGCACTTGTTCCTGGAAAAACATTAAAGGATCAACTTCAAAAATCAACTTATGTAAACTATAACAATGATGAGATTTTGAGACAATCTTACATGCGTTATAATAATCTCTTTTCAACCAAACTTTCTATTATAATTCCCGGAGATTTCAGTCTTCATGCAGGAGATTTGTTACACTGTGATTTTCCTGAAGTTACAAGTAATAATACAAAACTTGTAAGTGAGAAGGTAAGTGGTATATATATGATATCAGATGTGTGTCACCGTATAACAAAAAATAGTTGTTATACACGACTCAACTTAGTGAGAGATTCAATTGGTAGAAAAGCATCTAAGTAAAATGGAAAAGTCACTTCAACAGCATATTAATGATGATCGCGATGAGTTAGATAACCCTAACACAGGTAGTCAGCGTCGTCGTCATTTAGAGGATGAGCTTGATGCTCTAGAAGCTTATCAAGCAAATCATCCAGATGAAGAACATGATCCAACAGCTCTAGAACTTTACTGTGATACTCATCCAGATGCTCTAGAATGTAGAGTTTATGAGGATTAATGAACGCATACTCTGGAAACTTTGATTTAAATACTGTATCTGCTCTACCAAGATGGTTTGGTAGAGTAGTTTCCAGTGTATCGTGGCAAGATAATATTGAAGCAGCACATTTTGATCCTAAAAATCAAAAAGGTTGGGGTTATCGTTATCGTGTAAGATACTTTGGTTTGCATTCCGGAAGCACTCAAGATCTTCCAGATGATCAGTTACCAATGGCAAATGTGATTATGCCAGTGACTGCAGGTTCGGGTCTTGGTGGGTTTATTGATACTCCCGCGATTTCTGCGGGAACAATAGTGACGGGTATTTTTCTTGATGGAATGGCAGGACAAGAGCCTTACATTGATGGTATTCTAATCAATTCAAACAATTCAGTTCAAAAGTCTCAACCAAAAGATGAGATCGGAGGACTTCAACTTTTTAATGATACATATAAAGGAACTAATCCACAGACTGGAGCATTTGTACCCGACTTTCTTCAAGCAATTAAACCAATTAATAGACCTTCAAATGCAAGCACTCAGTATAGAGTAGCACAACAAAATCCTCTTACAATAGATGAATTGAGAGCAAGAACAGCAGCAAGAGAAGCAGCGGGACCTCAAGTTGGTGATGTAGTAACAGATCAAGAAACTAAAAATCTTATAGAGCAGGAAAGAAAAATTGGAAGAACAGGAACTTTGTAAGGAGATAATAATATGTCAGTAATTCCAGCAGGATCAGCACCATCTAAAGCGATTGTTCAAAGAGCAGATATACATCACACTCTTGATAATCCAGAAATTGGAAGGGCTGCAAGTGAACAACTAGAAGACGGAAAAAGACAAGAGGCTGTTCAAAGTTCTTGCAAATCTGATAATAGTGATATGAAGGGTATCCAACTCGTCATTAAAAACCTTCAGAATGATCTTGAAAGAATCAAAAGATTTTCAAATGTTAACTCTGCGTTTGATGCACTTACAAATGAGAATGAAGAACCTTGGAAGTCTATTAAGAAAGTTATAAATTTCTCTGCGACTGATATTGCTGGTTATGTAAAAAACATTATGGGTCGTGTTCGTGGGTGGGTTATGAACACTATTCAAAATAAAGTTAAGGAAGTATTACCTTTTCTTTTTCCGGGAGAGATGCCATCTTTTCTAGATAAACTTGGAAAAGGAATCAATGGTCTTTCCTGTGCTTTTGCTAAGATTGTTCGAGGACTTGCTAAAACAGTCGGCAATCTTTTATTACAAATGCTCGATAAGTTTATCAATGGTCCTATGTGTCTAGCAGAAAACTTTGTTAATAATCTTTTAAAACAAATTCTTGGTCCTATTGAAACAGCAATTAAATCAGTTCTTGCTATAATTGGAGGTGCTTTAGCAGCAATTCAAAATCTTGCTACTAGTTTGTTTAATGCTCTAGATTTTATTACAGGTATTCTTAATTTCTTTAAGTGTGATGATGATAAGGCGTGCCCGACAGTTGATCAAATAAGTTTGTCTGGGGCAGCTTCTCCAGGTGGAGATGTTCCAGGTCCTAATTCAAGAACTCAATCTTCATCTGCATCTGATGGAGCACAAACAACTGTAGATAATGCAACTTCTCCAGGTGTTGGTAACGCTAAGTCTTCCTCTGAAGTAGATGCTAGAGTTGCTGCTGCATCTAATACTGATATTGATCAGACATTAAATCAACAAGCACAGGATTATGCGCCAGGAACTACTGCCAGACAGAGAGCGGATGCAGCAAATAGAGCAAAACAAGCATTAAATTTCGAATAATATGGCAGATCAATACAGAGACTCCTGCGTAGACAGGCAAAATAAAAATAGAAAATCATTTAAAGGAAACCCAGTTGATCCCATTCGGGTTTCTTTCTATGATAAAGATGGTATGAGAGTAAATGATGTGACCCGCAGTGAAGCAAACTGTATTGCAAGTTTAAATCCACAGCAACAGTTCTTTTATCAAGATGGAAATGGGTATCAAAGAGAGATTTTAATAGACAAAGTAAATGCACTTTCAATTCTAGATGCTCTTCCTGATGCACCAGCATGTCCAACAAATCCTCAACTCTGTGGTCCTCCAAGAGTTCAGTTTTTTGGTGGAATGGGAATGGGTGCAATGGCAAATGCTGTCATTAGTCCAAACTCAGGATCAATTATTGGATTTGATATTGTAAATCCTGGATTCAATTATCTTACTCCACCTTTTGCAAATCTTGTAGATGAATGTGGGTATGGATCAGGCGGAACTTTGAGAGTACAATCTCGACCATATACAGGAGGTGATCCTCAGAAAAGTGGTTTAGAAATTAAAAATATTGTTATTACTGCACCTGGAGATGGGTATCTTGCAGCTCCTAATGGTGCTTTAGGTGGAAATGGTAGGGTATGGAAAGATGTTAATGAGGGATATGTTGAAACCGAAGATGGTGGGTATTATGTTGTCCCCACTGGTAAACAACCACCAGACCTTCTTCCTGGAGATGAGTTTTTCCCACCCCAACCCCAACCTCAACCAAATCTACAATTAGACCCACAATTACCAACTTATCCTGCTGTAACTGAGATAGAAGAAGTTTTTGTAGATAATCCTGGTTTTGGTTATGAACCTGGAGACACTTTAGAAGTAGTATCTGATGATGGAACAAGTAAAGGAGCAGTTCTTGAACCTGTTATAAATGATAGAGGAGAGATTACTCAAATAAGAGTCGTAAGTCCTGGAATTGGATTTGTAGATCTCCCAGAAATTATTATAAATTCTATTAGGGGTTATAATGCAAGATTAATTCCTGTTCTTAAAGTTACTCCAATAGCAGATGTTCCAGATCCTACAATTATTCCACCAGGAACTCAATTAGTTTCTGTTGTTGATTGTGTAGGAAGAATTCCACCCAAAACCCAATTTGATATAGTACCAAGATAAGATGGCAAAATCCAAAAATTACGAAACAAAAAGAACAGGAACAAAGGATGGTCAAATATCTTTTGGTCACATTCACGGTGATCAAGTAAAATCCTCAATAATGCTTCAGGGTCAGGAGTCTCTTGAATATATTTCAATTGATCAAACTGAACCAAGAAAAAGATGGATGACATCTAGGTGTCGTGGTAGATATCAAGTCAAGTGTGGAGATGATATTCCAAAGGATCAAGTTGGAATGTGGTTTAATGCAGACCGTAGTGATATTTTAATTCAAACTAAGGGAAGATTGAGATTAGAAGCAGAAAATATTGATTTGATTGCTCGTGGTCCAGATCCAAGTAAAGGTGTTATTAATATTATATCTAATGAAAGTGTAAACGTAGAGACTAAAAAGTTTACTGCAAACACAAGTGAATCTATTAGTCTATATACTGATGGTGAGATGCAACAGACAGCAGTAAATATTATGAAGATTTATAGCGGTAGCATTCAAAAAATGACATCCATGAGTGCTTTAAAAGGACCATCTCTTCCAATCCTTGGAAACTTACTCCAGTTAACAAAAACATTCCCATTATAATCTATGTCAAGTTCAAGTGATTTTGAGTTGATTCACGGTCAACTTCATGTAACAAAAGACCCATCAAAACCAGAAATTTTAGGAAGAGGTCCTCTTTCTATTCACGGAGCCACCTATCAACAAGGACCAAATCTTCAAGGAGAAGATCAGGCTTTCCCAAATATTTGGGCAACAACAATGATAGGTCCCTTGCAGAATAGTGATTCACCTCCGCCGTTTATTCCTGGAGTAATTACTGCTTGTGGAATAGTAAATAATTCTCCATATTCTCTTGCGGTCATTGGTGATGCTGCTATTTTGAACAATATGGATGTAAATCAAGATATAACCGCAGGTAATCTTATACAAGCTGGTGGTAATATTGTCGCTAGAGGTGATGTTAAATCGCAATGTGGCGGTCATGTATTATCTGCAAAGAAAAACTTTGATATTCCTCACCCAACAAAAGAGGGATGGAGACTTACTCATACTTGTGTAGAGGGTCCAGAAGCAGCAGTTTATATTCGCGGAAGAGTTAAAAATAAAACTGAAATAAGTCTTCCCGAATATTGGAAAGGTCTTGTAAATATTGATACGATTACTGTCAATTTAACAGCAATCGGTGCTCATCAAGATGTTATCATCAAGAGATGGGATGATGAAAAAGTATATCTTCAAGCAAAGGGAGGTATGCCTATTGATTGTTTCTATCACATTATGGCAGAAAGAAAAGATACAGAAAAATTAATTCCAGAATATGAAGGATCTGTTGAAGATTATCCTGGAGATAATTCTCAAAGATCTATTGCTGGATATCATTATGACGTTAAGGAGTAAATAAATGGCAGAATTTAATGGATTTACACCAAGAGAGGCACCAGAAGTTCCAGCAAATCCCAATTCAGGTAGTTTGAATATTAGTGGTCTAGGATCTTTTGGGTCATTATACGTTAGTGGAGTAGTAACAGCGGTAACATATTATGGAGATGGGTCATACTTAACAGGAGTTGGAACAGTTTCTTCTCAGTGGGTAACAACAATAGCGGGAATTCATACACTTTCTAATGTTGGCATAGGAACTATAAACCCAACAGTAAAATTAGATGTTGCCGGAGAAATTAAATCTAGAAGAACGAACAATACTTTTGAAGGTGGTCAATTAACATTTACACGGTCTGTTGATGATGCTGATGCATATACAATTGATGTTTATGGAAATACTATAGCAAATGCAAGATTAAGATTTATTGATGTTGATTCTACTGCAGAAAGAATGTCGATTGATAAGTCAGGAAATATTCTTATAGGTACAGGATCTTCGACAGGAACTGCATCACAACCACTTCAAGTTAATGGTGGTGTTTATATTTCTAATAATGTTGGTATAGGAGCAACAAATCCGGGTGCTAAACTTCAGGTTGATGGTAATGTTAGAATTGGAAATTCTAACACTTCTAACGAACTAAGATTTTATGGAATTGTTGGAGATAATCCTGGTGGATATAATCATTCTGCCATCATTGAGCGTAAATGGGGTTTAGATGATCAATCAGAACTTCTTATTTTTAAAGGAAATGATCCAGATACTGGAACTATTCACGATAGGATGAGAATTGTTGCTTGTGGTCGTATTGTTTTTCATAGTTATAATGATTTTGCTGATGTTGATACTTACATTGGGGCAGCAGGAACATCTAACATAAATGGGTCTGGATATTTTAATGGAAATAATCTAACTGTCACTGGAACAGTTACTCAGAATTCTGATGAATCTCTGAAAGATAATATCAGAACAATATCTGATGGATTAGAAAAAGTTCTTAAACTTCGTGGAGTTGAATTTAATAGAAAGGATGAAGAAGAAAGTATTCAACACATCGGATTAATAGCACAAGAGGTTGAGAAAATTATTCCTGAGGTCGTAACTAAAGATATGAATGGACTCAAATCAGTTGCTTATAGCAATCTTGTGGCAGTTTTGGTAGAGTCCATCAAAGAATTAAATCAAAAGGTTGAACGCTTGACATCCATTGTAGAGTCTAGTACAATACTTAGGTAATCAACGGACGACCCGATGCAAGACGAGTACCTCTCACGCTGCGTGGTGGACCCTATCAAGCGTACAGTGTATCTGTATTCTAGTGAAGGTTCTGAAAAGCAAGTGACCTGTGATACGGTAGAAGAATTTATGAACGTGCTAGAGTTCGTTCGTTCTACAGTGGATGAAGAGACACTCTCATACGCAAATCCACTTTAAGTTCCAAAAAAGGTCGAAAAAAATCCCGGCAAAATTTTACTCTTATTACTTTTTTGAAAAGTATGGTTTATAAAATTTCATACAAAGACCTCAAAGATGAACCAGTCAAAACCACTCCAGAGAATGTGAAAGAGGCAAATGAAGCACTCTTTGCAGCAAAGTGGAATCTTCCCAAAGCAGCAAAGCACTGCGGAATGTCACAAAAAGAAATGAAGTTGACATTCTGGGAATATGTGAAGTATAATCCTATCACGTATCAAGCGTGATTTTATAATGAAAGTGTATGGTCCTTACACAGCAAAAGATGGAAGACAAAGAATTGTTCTCTATGAAAATGGTAAAAGAACAACGGTTTCTTATCCAAAATATCTTTTAGAACAAAAACTTGGTAGACCTCTTTTGCCTGATGAAACCTGTGACCATATAGATGGAGACTTTACTAACAATTCACTTGACAATTTACAAGTTTTAAGTAGAGTAGATAACATAAGAAAACACGCAGCAATACATAACAGAGCAGAAATGATTTGTTGTGTATGTCCTGAGTGTGATAAATCTTTCTATAAACCAGCAAGAGACATTAGACATAACAATCTAAAACAACAAAAAGTTGGTCCATTTTGTTCTAAATCTTGTGCTGGAAAACATAGTCAAAGGTTAAATAAAACTTTTAGAGGAGGGAAACCAAATCTAAATTACAAGCCCGTGTGACCCAGCGGAATGAGGTTCTCGACTTAAAATCGAGCAGTCGGCGGTTCGAATCCGCCCACGGGTATGAGGTTCTACCTCTAAATAAACAAAAGTAAAGGACTATTCTATGAAATACAGAATAGATACCAGATACGTTTGGTATAATCGCGGAACTCAAATTGTTCTGATGTATTTCATAAATCAAATACCCTTTACTTTTGATGACCTTCCAGACGAATCAATATTCGATTTGGAACTGATTAAATTAGCAGATAACGAAAGACGTTTTGAACCAGAAGACCTTTACCAAACATCATACTACTTAATGCTTGAAGAATGTCATCCTCTCTTATATGAGTTGGAACTGGAAAATCCAGAAATGTTACCTGCTGATTAATGCCCTTGTAGCTCAGTGGTAGAGCAATGGTTTTGTAAACCATTGGTCGTCTGTTCGAATCAGATCGGGGGCTCTGAGTTCTATAACTCCAATGTCACTAATATCACAACAAGACCGCCAAATGGTCATTGAAGCACTTGAATATTATGTTCAAAAACTTAAGGAAGATAACTGCACTCCTGCCTCTATCAGTGCATTCCAAACACTCCTTAACTGGGTTGAACTGGAGCATTTCAAAAATGAGAATTAATTTATGGTTCTGTCCAGAAATGAAACAATGGCGGTGGACACTCACAGATAACTCAAGACCAGTTTGCAAACAAGAATCTGGGCAGCAACCTCATCTTCGTGATGCAATGAATGATGTAGCAAACACTGTTGAATATATGTTAGAATGCAAACAAAGTGAGTAAAAATACTTAAATGAAATCAGATTTTTTTATAGATAAGGTAAGTAAAGAAGAAGTCAAAGAACTTCTTTATACCTACCATTATCTTAAAGATGAATCCAAAGATTTTAAATCTGGTTTCAATTATGGACTTTACCGAAACACTTTCACAGATGTCCTTAGAATTGGCAACTGTCTTGGTGCTTGCATTTTTACTGGCCTCCCAGTTCCAGAAATAGCAAAAGGAGCATTTGGATTAAATCGTAATGAACAACAAGGACTTTTCGAACTTTCAAGACTTTGCATCGAACCTAGTACGCAGTCACGAGAATATAACATCACTTCTT